TGACTCACAGTACCTATTAACTTCTTTTTCAAGAACTTCTGTAGGGTAGAATCGACCATTCCTATTCTTAAGGTTACCTTGTAAAAAAGTACCCTCAATGTACATATGCTTCTTGCCGTCTTTTTCTTCGACAAGAACCTTAGCAGTTTCGATCTCTTCTCTAATGAGTTTCATTTTTAAGCCTCAGGTTTTTCTTCTTCGGTCTCATTATCAATTGCATCTACTTCATCAGTAGGTGCTTCAAATTCTGCCGAATCTTCAACAGAACTAGGTGTGCCTGGTGCTTCATCTGGTTCCTCAACCTCAGCACTAGGTTCAGTCTCAACTTCTGTCTCTGGTATATCTAGATAGGGATTAGGCCCACCAAACATAGAGGCAGTCACAGCTGGTTTGATAGTATCAATATTCTCTGCTGATTTTGCATAGAGAATATCTTTGATCTTATCGTGAACATCAGTAGCAGAAGGTTCTTCAGCTGCTATCATGTCAATTAAATCATTATCCATAAGGGTTAATATAGAATTAGACTAGTAATATTTATATTTCTCCACCTTTGGGCATTGACCGAGGTGGTTGAGGTGCCTCTTCTTCACCTTCCATAGCGGCAGGATCCATTGGCGCCTCTGGGTTCATTGCTCCGCCTGGCATCTGCTCAGGGTGGATACCCATTTCTAATTGTTGCATTTCCATTGGGTCAGCAATCTTGCCATCCTCAATTTCTTGTGCCATCTGTTTGTCGATCTCGATGATCTCCTCATCCTTCTGTTTGAGAACGTTACGTCTCACCCAATCGAGTGAGTAGTACTTACCAACATAAGGATCGACTCCAGCAACTACACCAAGTCTTTCATTAATAAGTTCTACTTCCTTCAACTCTGCAAAATGATTATCGTAAACGAAATCAAATTGAATGTGATCCGAAAGTACTTCCCAATCCTCTGGAGTAACAATGTTCTTCAGAATTAATTGAGTTTTCAACATATCAAGGAAGACAATTGAGAATCTTTTTCTCATTCTTCCTACAAACTTGGTAAACTTAATCTCGTCTCTTAAGATCTCTGAAGATCTTCCAAGATTAAATCCTTCTCCAGATCCAGCAATACGAGACTCTGGTACTCCAAGAGCTCTGTAAAGTTTCTTCTGGAAATACTCTATATCAGAGAGTTCTCCGAGGTTTTGTCCGCCTGGAAGAGTTGTGATTTCTGTACCACGACCTCCCTCTCTTCTTGGTAACCAGAAATCTTCAAGCATACTCATATGCTTTCTGTCATCTCTGACCTCACCAGTTGATGCATCATACACCAACTTATTTCTATAACGGTTCATTACCTCTTTAAGGTATTGTTCCGCTTTGATCTTAGGTAAATTACCTACATCGATATAGAATATTCTCCTTTCTGGAGCACGACTCAACCTGTAGATAACAAGAGAGTCCTCAATCATTCTAAGTTGATTGAGTGCCTTAATAGACTTATGCAGATACGAAAGGATGGTTTGTTTGTTCCTGTCAACCAAACCTGAGTGACAGAATGTTATGGCATCTGGTGCAATCTTAACTGGTTTATTCTTATGAGCAAATGGTGTGCTACCTATAGCACCCATATTATTCTTACCCTGTTGTATATTAGGATCGTACTGATAGAACTCTTCTATCTCAGGGTTTTCTATATTTTGTGGATCCTGTCCTTGATTAACTGCCTTTATGGCTCCTTTCAATGAAGGATCTGTCTTAAGTTTCCTTACCAGTTTAATCTTAAGTGGATCAATATATCTTACTTCTTTAATTCCTTCTTCTGGCTTCTTGACATCAATTACTTTGTGGTAATATATTCTTCCATCAACATACCAGTTTCTAAGAATCTCATGACACTTACTATCAAAGTCAAGAACTTCTTTTACTGTTTTAAATTCTTCTCTAATTAATTCTTTAAGCTTCTCAGATGCTGGAAGATTCTCCAAATCGATTTCGACAGGAGAATCATTCTGATCTGAAACTATAGCTTCGTTTATAATATCTTCAATGGCACTGTCCACTTCTGGGTGGAGTGCCATTTCTCTATACCTTTTAATTAACTCATACTCGGACTTGAATACTCCGTCAATGTCAACATATTGCCCATAGAATCCACTCGTAACATAATAGTCCGATGAATCCTCATTAGATTGGGGTACAGGAGAAACAACGTTCTTGGACTGATCATCATCCTTCTGTATTTTAAATCCAAATAATTTAGCCATTAACTCACAATCTGGGGCTGTTCCCAGTTATTTATAAGTACATTATAACACGGAAATCAAACTATGATGTACTTGATCCAAGCATAGACTGATCAGTATCGCCTTTAAAGGCATCCCACCACTGAACTTGTAGGTCAACTGTAAACTCTTCTATAGTGTCTGGTTGATCATATGATAGTTCAATTGCAGATACATTAGTTGGGAATATACCGTGGAACTTATAGGATTTAAGAATAGGTAACTTATCACCTGTAGGTGCAGCAATTGTACCTCCTGTTGTGGAAGTAGTTCCTGAAGCTGCGTTTCTTCCTAACTGATAAACAACTGCATCTGTTTGATAGTCATTTGGAGTTGTTTCACCAGTAGCATTGTCATGCTTGTTAATTCCATTCATCCACAATTCAAACGCATTTCTGAGTTCAAATGAGGTATCGTTGATTACTGTGATTGTCCATACATCGAATGTACGGTCACCAGCAATCTTGAGGTTCCTTCCTCTGAAAGGAACGTCAATTACGTTGATGTTGGATGCAGGGAGGTTTGCGGCTTTAACCATGAACCTTGCATCAGCAGCTGCGGTATCTTCATCAATACCCACACCGCCTGGGAATTGAAGTACAACCTCGAACAGGTTGGGTCTTGCACCACCACCGACAAGTTTCGATTTGAATGTATCAATCGTCCTTGCAGCTATATCTGGTAAATTTTTAGCCATGGAGTTGAGTCCTCTCTTCGTTTATATTTAGTAAAAGGTTAGTAATTAGGCGGAACCAACTACTTCATCAAAGCTGATGCCAGTTCTAGTTGCAACGAATGTTAGTCCGATGAAGTTGATAGAACGTGCAGGCTTCACGAAGATGTCTGCCTTGAAGGTATTAGCATCAATAACAGCAGGTGTGTTATTGGTCTCATCACAGATGACTACGAAGTCGGAAATACCTCTCTTAGCCTTAACATCACGGAGATATGGTTCAACGATGTTCAAGAAGTTAGTTCTTGTAAGGTCATCATTGAATTCAAATAACTGTGATCTTGCAGCTCTTTCTATTGTTCCCTCGATTGTTAAGAACAAGCGACGAACGTTGATTCTATCGAAAGCTGATGCCTCCTTCTGAGCTGTCTTATCACCGAATAGAACGATTCCAGCGCCAGGTGTGAAGATGACTGGGTTAATCCTCTTAGGATATAACTCATCTCTTTGTGCCTGTGATGGGTTGTATGCAAGTTTAATTGCATTGTTTATGTTTCCTCTAGTTGCACCAGCAGGTGAGAACCAAGGGAATGAATTGATAGATGTTCTTGCCATCAATCCAGCAATGTCACCATTTAGAGGAATATATCTAAAGGTGTTGTTGAATCTGTCATAAGTGTACTTATAACCAGAATCAAATACTGCATAGGAACTAGATGTCAAACTATCGTAGAACGATACTATGTTTGATGTCTGTTGATCTGAATTTGTCAAACCAACAACTCCAGCTCTGTAAGGAGAAATACATGCGATGCAATCCTTACGAACAGTTGCAATACTGATTAGTTTGTTTGCCTTAGCCTGTGCTTCGTAGATGTTATCTCCACTTGAAGGGCCTTGGATAAGGTAGTTAACAGAGTACTCTGCAGGGTTGTCTAGAACTGTGTAAGAAGTAACAACGTCTCCTAGAGAACACTTATACTTATCAACACCGCCATAGTCATTACCATTTGCAAGAGAGAAGATCTGAGGGCCAGCACCGTTGAAGTTAACTCCTTGAGCTTTGGTTCCCCATACACCAGTTGCGTCAACTGTATATCCACCCAATGTTGAATGCTGAAGACCGATACCAGTCTGTGCAGCTCCAACAAATGCATAGTTAGAGTAGTTTGCAACGTAATTCTTGTAGTAGATGTCTGTTGATGGAGAAACCTTGGCATCATTTGCCTTAGATAATCCAGTCCATTTCTCTACAATGTTTCCAGAACTACCAGTTACTTTACCAGTATCATCAACAATAAGAACGTGGAATTCATCATTCTTTGCGTTCCTTTCCTTAGCAAATTCTGTAGTTGTAGGACGATCAGCGATCTGCTTCCAGTAAACTGTACTATTTGTAAGTCCTAGAGTCTGTTGATCATACCAGTCGTGAACGGTATTACCCTCTCTTAGGTAAAGACCACTACCGATACCAGACATAACTTGGAAGTCTGTATTCGCAAATGCAACAGTTGATGCAGTATCCATTATAAGTACACCATATCCACCTTGGACTGCGTACTCAACAATCTTACCAGAGTAAGTTCCGTTCTGAGATCTTACTGTATCTCCATTAGCAGATTTAAGTGCATTGAAGTCACCGTAATAAGCAATGGTAGTAGAACCAAGTCCAACAGTTGCTTGGAAGCTTTGTCTTTCTATACTCTGCTCAGCACCTGATGCATCAAAAATCTTAACACGGTTAGGATGGTTAACTGTAGCATCCGAAGTTAGGTTATCAGAGTAAACACCAGCGTCATATCCTTGGAATGAAGCAGTTGTTGATCCTTCTTCGTAATCAACAGCACTCCAGACATCAGTTGAAACGTTATGCTTACTTACAACTTTAACGTCAATTGATCCAGCGTGAACTCCAGTAATGATTCCCTTAACGTAACCAGTCTGAATACCGACGGTTCCGTCTGTATTAGCAACACTAGTTGAGAATCCAGCGGTAACTGCGTATCCTACTGCAAGTCCTTCAGTACCAATAGCTATTCTTTGGTCTGCTTGTGCATCAATTGTACAAATCTTTAATTCGTTTGCCCACGAGCCAGGGTTTCGTGCAGCATATAACCAGTTTGTATCTTCGGCTCTATTATTGTAATAGTCCTCTGAAGATGCAATTGAAAGGTTGGTTATAGCAACACCGACTGGTGCGTTAGCATTAGAAAGTGTTGGGTTAGATGTCCTAAGTACTCGAAGGATTCCTCCATACGATAAGTAGGCAGATGCAGTCATCCAGTACTCGTACTGTGCATCGGCAGATTTGGGTGCCCCAAACGTCTCTAGAAGATCGGCCTCTGTTTCAATTAAGACTGGTTCATTTACAGGCCCCTTTTCAAATGGCCCTGCAATAGCTCCAACTTGATCGTTGATGCCGTCAATCCTTCCTACAGTTAGGTCAACTTCTCGTACCTTAACGCCTGGAGATACTAGATTAAGCGTCATGTTAGTATTCCTCGGAAACTCAGTTGTTTTCTCTACAACTTATTTATTGTTTTGGGTTATTCAGTGGGGAAACGGTACATGAACACCTACCAATCAGGGTAAATATCTGGTTTACTTCTCTTTCTTTTTGTTTTTACTCGTTTGATCGTACAGGTCTTACACTCATATGAATATGAAGATGGCAAAGCCCCTCTATTCTTTCTAGTCAAATAGAATCCATCAGTTAAACTCTTAGTTTGATTGCAGACTCTACATTTCCTTTCATGTAATACTAAATGACCTAAATCAAATTCTTCATCTAGATCCATTTCATCTATAGTACTTGGACAACACCTTTAACATCTGGAATTTCCATCATAAGTTTCTTTTCAATACCTTGCTTTAATGTCATGACACTCATAGCACATGTCTCACATGCACCGCCTAGTCTAACCTTGACGTAACCATCTTCAGTCTCAACATACTGCAAGGATCCACCATCTGCTTCGATGTATGGTAACAGTTCTTCTAAGACTGTTATTATATTCTCGTCATTTAATTCCATGATGCATTACTTATCCTTCCAACCACCTGCTTTTAACCAGTTGTTGTAGTGTGGATTATTCCAGTTGTCACTAATCTCATAAGAAGGAATTACAACCTCTTGGATGTATCTTCTGTTCTCTTCTACAAGTTTAACCTTGTGATCTATTTGAGCACCCCACCAAACTGCTGCACCTAATTGTGCTGCTAAGAATGTAATTACTGGGATTGGAATGTTTTTCATTTTTCTGCTGCGTATAAAGCGAATGTAGAAGTAGTTATAACAGTCATCATGTTAGCGATGTGTTGTTTTACATCACCATCACATACTTTGCCAGGCATAAAACAACCAAATATAGTTGCCCCCACTATCCCTAACTGAAATAAGATAACAATCCTTATAAGATCAATAACTTGCTTCTTAGTGTCTCTCACTACAGATAGTCCCACATATATGATCTGTCACCATATTCATCTACATTCCATCTAGTTCCTTCATTATCAACAAAAGAAGTTTCTTCCGTACCGTCATTGATGAATCCAAATGGTGCCATGTCTGCTTCTATCTGATCTCTTTGATCATCATATACTCTCTTTCTAATATCATCGTCAGTCATCTCCTTGAAATAATCCTGTACTACCAACCATGCAAATATAACAAGGCACATTGCTAGGTCATCATTACATCCTTCTTCTGCTTCAAATGAATTAGCCTTTTCAATAAAGGTAGTTAACTCTGCAATAATATTATAGTCATGTATCAATAATTTATCAGACTCTATGAGTGTCTTTAGGTTCAATGCACCCATTTTCTTAACAGTCTTAGACATTTTAACGCCAAGTTGAACCTTACTACCAGAGAATCCTTGACCCAATACTTGACCAGCCCTACCTCTCATTGCAGTCATCAAGACATTTTCATATTCCATGTCATAGAATAATATAGATGCTATCTGATCTCCTATATCATTTACTTCACATAAGATATACGCATTATTATATGCCCTTGCAAATTGAGCAATAACACTAGGGAATAACATTGGTTTTATATGATTATTCCTATACTTAGCAACAACCTTATACGGAAACTCCGTAGTATCAAATACTATGAAGGCAGAGTAATCCTTCTCTACACCCCTTGCAACGTCAACAGTGATAACATAATTATGTTTATCTACTGGGTTCACATATATTTCTCCACCCCTTTCACCTCTACCAATTGGTTCATCATATGATAATGCTTTTAATTTGGCTGGAGATATTAAAGTATCAACAGATCCTAAGAACTCACACTCAAACTCAACTCTGAACTGTGCTTCTGAGGTGTTCTTAATCGTCTGTTCTTTCCAGTCTTCATCTCTGCCTGGCACCTCA